AGGCTCTCGGATTCCGTACGGGTAAGGAAGTGGCGGATGGTTTAATATGGTGGGAGAAGCTACGAAAGGAGTAATGGTGGGTTCGCGTGGGCCTGTGCCGAAACGGAGTGAGGATCGCAAGCGTCGTAATGAGGTGCATGTGACGCGTGCCGCGTCGGGTTCGCCGGATGGGGTGGTGTGGCCGGAGGCCCCGGAGGGGTGGACGCTTGTGGCTCGTATGTTGTGGGAGTCGCTGCCGAAGTCTGGGCAGTCTCGGTTCTATGAGCAGTCGGACGTGGCGTTGGCGTTCTTTGCCTGTCAGGAGATTTCGGAGTATCAGTTGTCGCCGAAGAAGAATGCTCAGCGGTTGTCGTCTATTCTGACGGCGTTGTCGTCGTTGTGTGTGGCTGAGGGGGATCGGCGCCGTGTGGGGATTGAGTTGTCTCGCGGGGACGAGGAGTTGTCGGAGGAGGAGGCGACGGTGACGGTGATGAACCAGTGGAAGCAGCGCATGGAAGGCGTGTGACTGCTGTGGTTGATCTTGCCGAGTACGGTAAGCGTGAGTTTCAGGTGTCGTTGCCGCCGGGGGATCGGTGTGTGACGTTGCCTGTCGGCCTGCCTGAGTTGACGCTTGGGTATGGGGTGTTGACGTGGATGGAGCGTGAGCTTGTTGTTCCGTCTGGGCCTTTCGCGGGGAGTCCGTTTGTGGCGACGCCGCAGCAGGCATTGTTTCTGTTGTGGTATTACGCGGTGGATAAGCAGGGCCGGTGGGTGTTTTCCCGTGCCGTGAGGCGTCTCGCGAAGGGTTCGGGGAAGACGCCGTTTGCTGCTGCGATGGCGTTGGCTGAGCTTCTTGGGCCGGTGCGGTTTGGCGGGTTTGTGCATGGTGTGCCTGGGGGGTGTGTTGGGGTGCCTGTGCGTTTGCCTCTTGTGCAGGTGGCGGCGACGTCGGAGGAGCAGACGGGGGTGACGATGCGTATTGTGACGGGTATGGCACATAAGGGTTCTCGGTTGCAGCGGAAGTATCAGTTGGACCCGGGGAAGACGTTTATCGATACGCCGTCGGGTGGGCGTCTTCGTCTGTTGACTTCTTCGGCTGCTTCGGCTGAGGGTTCGGAGTCGTCGTTTGTGATTGCTGACGAGACGGAGCATTGGAAGCCGGCTAATGGGGGTGTTGAGTTGTGGCATACGTTGCGGCGTAATTTGGCGAAGACGGGTTCGCGCATGTTGGAGACGTGTAATGCGTGGGAGCCTGGGGTGGATTCTGTTGCTGAGGCGTCGTTTGATGATTGGGTTGCGCAGGAGGAGGGGCGTTTGCGTGATGGCGCGGGGCGTACTTTGTATGATGCGAGGGTTGCTCCGTCGTTTACGTCGTTGTCGGAGGAGCCTGGGGAGGGTGAGGTGTCGTTGACGGAGGGGTTGAAGTTTGTGTATGAGGGGTCTCCGTGGACGGATATTGAGGCGATTAAGTCTGAGATTTGGTCGCCGTCGAATCCTGTGTCGGTGTCGCGCCGGTTCTATTTGAATCAGCCTACGGTTTCCGAATCGGCGTGGGTTGAGTCTGGCGTGTGGGCGGCGTTGGCTGATTCGGAGAGGAAGCTTCGGAAGGGTGAGGAGGTTGTGTTGTTTTTCGACGGGTCGAAGTCGGGGGACAACACGGCCCTTGTTGGGTGTTGCATGGAGGATGGGTTTGTGTTCACGGTTGACGTGTGGGAGCCGGAGGAGGATACGGGCCTGGTTGACGTGGATGATGTGGTGTCGGCGGTAGATTGGGTGCGTGCCCAGTTTGACGTTGTTGGGTTTTTCTCGGATGTGCGGGAGTGGGAGTCGTTTGCGAAGATGCAGTGGCCGCGTGATTTTGAAGAGTCGATTGTGGTTCCGGCGCAGGATCATGGGAAGGCTGCGTCGCTTGTGGCGTGGGATATGCGGTCGCATGGCCTGGAGTTTGCGACGGCGGCGGAGATGTGCAGGGCTGAGATTGAGGACGGCCTGTTCCATCATGACGGGAATTTTGTGACGGCGAGGCATATCGCGAATTGTCGTATGGCGGAGCAGCGTGGGCATATCACGGTGAAGAAGGAGTCTCCTAAGTCGTCGAAGAAGATTGATGCCGCTGTCTGTGTGATTGGGGCTCGTATGGTGTATAGAATGGTGAAAGAAGACCCAAGATACAAGAAGCGCGTGCGCGCTGGAGGGGAATGGATAGTCGGATGAGCTTCGAGTCCCTGTTGGCGAAGGCTGAGTCCTCGCTGTCCAATCCGAAGTTGAACTCTATCTATGATGGCGAGTTGCAGCTTGAGCAGATTGGCGTGTCTATTCCTCCGAAGGTGCGGGCGTTGGAGATGCGCTGGAATGTGCCGCGTCTAGCTGTGGATGTTCTTGCGGAGGCTTTGAACATTGACGGGTTTGAGGGCGCGTCGGTTGACGATGAGGTGTTGCGGCGTCTTCGCCTGGCGTGGTCCGGGCTTCATATGGATGCGTTGGCGCAGCAGGCACACACGGAGGCGCTTGTGCAGGGCGAGGCGTTCCTTGTGGTGGGCCCGTCGGATAATGCGCATGGTGTGATGACGACGGTTCATTCCAGGGATGGTGTGGCCGTGGAGCAGACGTGGGACGGGCAGATCGAGGAAGCCGTGGTGACGTTCCAGTCGAAGAACGACAATTGGTCTGATGTCGTGCGTGCCGTGCACTATATGCCGGGCGGGATCGACGTGTACCAGAAAACGTCCGGCCTGTGGGGGCTGATTGATTCGTTCGAGTGGGTCGGCCGGGTTCCTGTTATCCCTCTTCGGAACGTGTCGCGGGTGGGTGACAGGCACGGCAGGTCGGACATGGACCTGGTGATCGACTACGGGAACGCGGGATCTCGCACGTTCACGCTGCTGCAGCTGGCTACGGAGATGCTGTCTCTCCCTCAGAAGTACATTCTTGGCGGGGATCGGGAGCGGATGCGCCGCGAGGACGGCACCAAGATATCGTTGGATGATTTGAAGCTCGGGTCTTTGCTGTTGACGCCTTCGGCGGATTCGAAGGTTGGCCAGTTGCCGGGCGCGGATTTGAACCAGATCACGTTGGTGATCAAGTCTCTCGCGCAGCAGGTGTCGGCAATGACGGGCATTCCTCCGCAGGCTCTTGGCTTGGAGTCGGCGAATCCGGCGTCGGCTGAGGCGATGCGTGTGGCGAAGGACAGGCTTATCTCTAGGGGTGAGAAGAAGCAGGCGATTTTCGCGTCTGCGTGGGAGGAGTGGGCGAAGGTTGTGTGCGCGTTTTGGGGTGTGGATTTGGAGGGTGCCGGCCTGTCGCCGGTGTGGCGGGATATTGCTTCTCCGTCGGCGTCGGCGAAGGCTCAGGCGCTTTTGCAGGCTCACGCTCAGGGGGTGGTGTCGGCGCGGACGGCCCGGGATGGTTTGCAGTTGACGCCGGAGCAGGCGCAGCGTGAGAACGCCCGTGAGGATGCCTCGTATGCGGTTGGTGCTCGTGGCGTGGTGATTGATTCGGTAGCTGACGGCGGCGTGGCGGAGCCTGAGGGGCGTGCCGGGAATGACGCGGTTGAGGGTGCGTAGTGTTTAGCCTGGCGTGGTTGTTTGGCTGGCTGGCCCGGGTTCGTGGTTTGATGCGAGCCCGGGCCGATTCCGTGTTGCGTGAGGCGAAGCGGGATGGCTGGCTTGGGGACGTTGACCGTGTGGTGGCGGAGTTGTTTCCTTACGTGCGGGCCGGTGCGTATCTGGGCTGGCTGGGCCAGGTGGGGTTCGTGTACCGGTCGAATGGCGGCGTGTTGGGGTGGACGCCTTCGATGCAGGGTGTTTCCCCGTGGGCGTTCCGTGAGGCTTTGCGGAAGGTGTTGCGCGTGTCGGGCGGGGGTGTGCGCCGCCCGTTGGATGATCTGATTCGGGACGTGGCGCATGTGGCGGAGACGTATGTGAATGAGAGCGCGCGCCGCGTCGTCGTGGATTTGGCTTCCGGGGACCGGGGGAAGGCGAAGAAGTCACTCGCTTACGCGCGGGAGCATGGGCATCCGGTGGCGAGGTTTGTGGCGGCGTTGGAGGACGCGGATTCCCCGGTCGGTGCCGCGTTCGCTTCCGACGACGACCTGGCGGACGCCGCTCAAGAAGTCGTTGACGGGTTGAAAGACTCGTTTGGGGATGTGCCGGACTTGTCCGATCTTGAAGACGAACTGGAGGCGTGGCACACGGCGGAAGTGGATAAGGCGGTGTTTGACGCGGAGATTGCTCTTGGGCTCAGGTCTGAGTCTGGGGAGTTGTTCGCGGTCGGGTGGGCGCGTATCCCTGTCGGCCCGTATACGTGCCCGTTTTGCCTCATGCTGTGCGCGCGTGGTGCGGTCTACCGGAAGAATACTGTGACTGCCCCGAAAGGTAGCAAGCGGGGGAAGATCGGAGCGTACGGTACGGACGCGTTCCATTGGGGCTGTGATTGTATTGGCGTCCCTGTGTTCGACAGGTCGGACTATGAGGGGAAAGAGACAGTGGATGCTGCGGGCCGGTTGTGGAAGGCGTTCGCGAAGGGGAATTCGCCTGATGCTCGCGGGTTTGTGCGGTGGATGGGCACGGATGAGGGCCGTAAGGTGGCTGCGCGGCTTCTGCCGGATTATTCCAAGCGTCGGTGACTGTCCGTGTTGTATGATTGCAGTGGTTCCAATCTCTGATTGGGTCCGCGCACAAGGGTGCGGCAATGGCAAGAGCTATAAAGGAGTATTGAATGTCGGATGATGTTACGGAAGGCCAGGCGACTGAGACGGCCGCTGATGGTGTTCCGAACGTTGGGGATGCTGCTGCGGAGCCGAAGAGGCCGTGGGGCGAGGGTGAATTCGATGAGGCGCGAGCCGCGCGGCTTATCGAGAATCTTCGCGCTGAGGTTGCCGGGCTGAAGAAGGCCGCGAAGAGCGCGGAGAAGCCTTCTGACCCGGATGAGGCGCTGCGCAATGAGGTGGCGGAGCTTCGCGAGAAGCTGTCCACGGCGACGAAGCGGGAGCTTCTGACCAAGCGTGGGCTTCCTGAGAATCTGATCGGTGCTCTTAACGGGGACGACGAGGATGCGTGGAAGCAGATGGCGGACATGCTGGCCGAGTTGAAGTCCCCGAAGAATAGCGGGGCACGCCGTGCGGCGGACCCGGTTCAGTCGGCCCGGGATGCGGGATCGACGAAGGAACAGCAAAGTCTGGCGTTGGCGCGTCAGATTTTCGGAGATTAGAAAGGAAGTACCCCCATGGCTAATGAGGGGCAGATCGGGACGGAGCAAATTAGTGGTCTTCTCCCGAAGCCGATGGCCAAGGAGATTATGACCAAGGCGTATGCCGACTCGGTTGTCGGGCGTCTGGCTGGAACGAAGGCCCTCCCTGTCAATGGCGATGCGGTCGCCACGATGGTTGGCAAGCCTGTTGCGGGCATTGTCGGCGAGGGCGAGGCGAAGCCTGTTATCAGTACTCAGCCGACTATTAAGACCATGCATATGGTCAAGGCTGCGGCTATCGTGTATTGGTCTGAGGAGGTTCGTCGGGCGAATCCGTCGGAGTTCCTGACCAAGTATCAGGAGTGGGTCACGTCTGCGGTCCGTCGTGCGATCGACATGGCGGTCATTCACGGCAAGAACGCTCTGACCGGGACGGACATTCCGGGTGTTGAGTCGATCATTTCGACCACGAATTCGGTCACGCTCGGGACGGCTGCGAAGGCTGACGGTGGCCTGTCGGCTGACATTCTTGGCGGCGTTGCCCTGATTGAGGACGTGACGGATTACGCTGTGAATGGGTTCCTGGCGGACAAGTCGATGCGTTTGAAGCTGCTTTCCGCGACGGATGTTCATGGCCGTCCGATCTACACGCTGGGCGCGAACGGGCGTGGCGGGGTCTCGCTTCAGGATCAGGTCGGCGACCTGTTCGGCGTTCCGATGGCGTACTCGGATACGGTTTCCGGGAAGATCGGCAAGGTTGAGGACACGAAGACCAGGCTTATTGCCGGTGACTTCAAGGACAATATCGAGTTTGGCTACTCGATGGATGTCACGTCGAAGAAGTCCACGGAGGCGACGCTTGATCTCGGTCAGGGCAAGACCGTTTCGCTTTTCCAGAACAACCTTGAGGCATATCTGGTTGAGGCCAGGTTCGGCTGGGTCATCAGGGACGTGAAGGGGTTCACGAAGTATGTCGTCGCCTAATGTCGTCCGGGTCCGCCATGTGGACACGGGGACTGAGGCGGAGGTCGCCGCTGAGGACTTCGACGGGCTTGACGCCTGGGTCCTCGTGGACGGCAGCCTTCCAGCCCCCGAGCCGGAGGCGGAAGACAAGACCGAGACCGAGACGGAAGAGACTCCCGCGACTGAGCCTGACGGCGAGGTCGTCGGGGACCGTCCCGGCAAGCGCTCGAAGTGACAGGAAAGGCACGGGCTGACCATGGCATTGGCTGATGTCAACGACGTTCAGGCGTCGCTTATGCGGAAGTTGACGCCTGAAGAGCTTGAACTGCTGGACTTGCTTCTTTCTCGGGCCGAGAACCGTTTGAAGGCGGCTCTCGGTGACGCCCGGTGGAATGGCATGTCGGATGCGTTCAAGGCTCTTGTGACGGAGGTTGAGGCGAACATGGTCGCCCGTGCCTTCCTGAACCCTGAGGGGTTGAGGAAGGAGTCGGACGGCCAGTACTCGTATGAGGTTGACCGCTCGCGGGCTCTCGGCTATATCGCTTTGACGGATGAGGACCTGGAGCTGTTGGGGCTTAAGGCTTACGGTTTCACGGTAGCGAATCAGAGGCACACGCCGTTGGAGAAGGTGCTTGAGGAGGGTGTCCAGTGGGTTTGCTCAAGGGTCGGACCTCGGTATCTGTGATTCCGTCGGAGTGGGCGCGGGACAAGTATGGGACGTTGAAGCGGGTTGAGAAGCCCGCGGTGACGGTTCCGGCTACCGTGCAGTGGTTGACGGTTGAGGAGGCGGCCGAGTTTGTGGTGTCTCCTAATACTGCTGTGCGGGTGGTTGCGCCGTCGTGGCCTGGGAAAGAGCAGGACCGTTTCACGTGGAACGGGAAAACGTTCGAGCAGATCGGGCCTGCCCAGAAATTCTATGGGTCTCGGCGCACCGCCCATTTTGAGGTGATGGCTCGGCTCACGTCGGAGGCGGTCTCGGATGGGTAAGCTCCTGCCGGAGAAGGCGTTCAACAAGGTTGTGGCTGCGCAGGTGGCGCATGCGCCGGAGATGTTGGCCAAGGCCGAGGAGGCTAAGGCGGCGATTCTGGTGTTTGCTGCGATGCATAACAAGACGGGGCATTATGCCGGCCGGCTTGTGGTGCGTCCGGCGAACCGGGTTGATTATGAGGTTGTGGCGACTGATCCTGCGGCGGCGCATATCGAGTTTGGGCACCAGTTGTCCGGTTCGGTGCCGAAGGACGCCATGACTGGTGTTTCTAGGACGACGTTGCGGCGTGGCAAGCGGTGGGTGCAAGGTTTGCATATTGTCCGCAATGGGGCCATTGCCGTTGGCGGCGTCGTGGACGGGGGTGTGTAAGGGTGTTCGAGGTCGAGTCCCCCATCGTCGTGCTGTTGCAGCGTGAATATCCTGAAAGCGTGGTCACGGTCGGGCCAGGCGTCATTGACCTTGACAAGAAGCAGGTGATCGCCGTTCACGCTTCTGGCGTCCCTATCGACTCGAAAGCTCGGGGCGGTAAATGGGTCGTTGATGTTACGGTGTTTGACACTGACAGAGACTCTTCGATCACGACGTGTGGTCGAGTGGTCAAGCGGCTTCTGTCGGCGGCTGACGAAGGGCTCCTTGGGGGCGCGGTCGGGGGCCAGGTGCTCCAGCTTCCTACCTTTGTCGAAAACAAGACAAGTTCGATGGCGCATGTTGTTTCGGCGGCTGCGCTCCAATTCGTTGGCCGGTTTGGCTGACAGGAAGGGGTGAATGATGGCCAAGGATGAGGCTGTTATTCCCGGTCAGGGATGGGTGTTGTTCGGCGACCCGGACACGGCGGTCCCTGACATTACGAAGTTCAAGCTTTCTGAGCCTGGCACGTTCACGGGGTGGACGTGGCTTGGGAACACGTCGAAGGAGAATCCTCCGAAGCTTGGCAAGGACGGCGGCGACGTCAAGACCCATGACACGTGGGACACGCCCGCTATGCGTTCTACGGTTGAGACGACGGTGTACACGATGGAGATCGCGGCGCTGTCGGTGACGAAGAAGACTCTTGATCTGGCGTTCCCGGGTGGTACGTGGGATGACCAGAAGAAGATTTTCTCTGTCCCGTCGAAGCCGGGAGTGACCAACAAGGCTGTTCTTGTGATCATGAAGGATGACGTGAATGGCCTGTCCGGGTTCACGTTCCCGAATGGCGCGCTTGCTATCGGGGACATGCCGGAGATCAAGACGGATGGGTTCTTTGAGATCAATCTGAAGGTGACGGGCAATGCGTCGCCTACGGATGGTTCTCCGCTTCGGTTTATCCCGATCGCGTCTGTGTGATTGTGGTTTGCTTGCGGGGCCGCCGTTTTGGTGGCCCCGTTTGCTTTTGGGATCGTATACTGAACGTGTACATTGCACTCTATGAAAGGAAGCAAGCATGACGACTAATGCGATGTCGCAGGGTTGGGGTCCGGATACGGCGCAGATGCCGCAGGTTCCGTGGGGGGATCAGCCTGGCCCGGCCGGGCAGCAGTCTGGGGCTCCCGCGCCTGAGGGCAAGGAGGCGACCGCGAATGAGAAGTTCGCCGCGTTGCCCGGCGCTGATCTTGTCATCCCGCCGTATGCGCTGGAGCCGTGGAAGGCCCTGCGGATCATGGGCGCTCTCATGCCGATCGTCGGCGGTTCGGACGAGTTGGATATGAACGCGGAGACGTTCAACGGGATATCGCTTGTGCTGCGGGAGGTGACCGAGCTTGCGGCGAAGGACAAGGCGGCGTTGCAGGCGTTCCTTGGTACGGACCTTCAGAAGATATTCGAGTACACGGTCTCCTATGCGGCTGCGGTGGGGGAATTGTACGGCTCCAAGAGCTAGTCAAGTCCACGCCCGGTCTGGCTGGCGACCTGTGGGCGCTCTACCGTTTCGACGTGTGGAGCATCGGGACGGTCGGCCAGGTCCGGGTGGGGATTGAGCTTTTGGAGCGGTTAGAGGACGAGCCGAGGAGTGTCGTGGCCAGGAAGACTCCGGAGGACCCGAGGGCGTTCGGGTGGGGCCAGGTCGAGGAGGCGTTGGCTTCCTTGATTGAGGAGGTGCGAGCCCTGCGTTCGACGGTTGCCGGGATCATGAATGGCAAGCCTCCGAAGGTGAACCGGTACGAGGGCCGGCCTAAGGCCCAGCTTGAAGAAAAGACGGTGAGGAAGGCGAAGAGCGTGGAGGACGCGTTCCGCATGCTCGGCTTGCCGACCTCCTGAAGTAGAAGGGGCTTGATAGATGGCTGCCGGTAAGGTTGGTTCTATCTCGTTGACTGTGATCCCTGATTTGAAGGGGTTGCGGGAGAAGCTTAGGGTCGCGATCGATCGTATTGAGCGGTCTACGAAGATTAAGCTTCAGGTTGAGTTTGAGATAGACAATGCTTCCCTGTCTCGGGTGAAGTCGTCTATCAAGTCCCAGTTGCGGGATGAGAAGGTGAAGGTTGCGGCGGCGGTGGATAAGTCGTCGTTGGCGAAGACGCGTTCTCAGATTGAGGCTGCGGCGCGGGACACGAAGACGCATGTGAAGGTTGAGGTTGACCGTAATGGTGTGCAGCGTGCCCGGCTGGCGTTGGTGCGTGCTATGGAGGGTATCAAGGTTAAGCCGCATGTGGACTATAAGCCTTTGGAGAAGGAGATCAGGGGCCGGACGTTTGTTAAGTATATTGGCGCGGTGTGGCAGCCTGGTTCGCTGGACCAGTTGAAGGGGGCGTTCTATTCGAAGTTCCCGGCGTTGCGGCCGTGGATTTGGCCTGAGGTTGACTTTGCGTATATTAAGACTGCGGCGAAGAATACGTTGACGGCGTTCCGTAATTCGTGGAATAGCTTGTCTGGGCGGACGTTCCGTGTGGGTATGTATGCGACGTGGCATGACAAGCAGGGGATGATTCGTAAGCTTACTCAGTCGCTTGGGCATATTCGGGCGTATTTGGTGGCGGAGTTTGACCGGACGGAGTTCGGCAAGGCTACGCTTGCATTGTTGCGGACGGCGCGTAGGGATTTCCGTAAGCTCACGTTCCCTGTCCGTGCGGTGTGGGATCAGGTGTCGCGGGTGAAGCTGTTCTCTGGCGTGAAGCTTATGGCGGCCCTGTTGGGGAAGGCTGCGACTATCCCGTTCTATGCGGTGTGGGATGCCAGGCCGGTGGCGGCTGTGCGTGGCGCTGTGGCTGCGGTGGCCCGCACGCTGTGGAAGTACGGGAAGATTCCGTTTAAGGCAGTGTGGGATTCTCGTGCGATGTCTGCGGTTCGTTCGAAGGTGAGCGAGGCGACGAAGAATCTGGTTAAGGGCATTCCGATTAGGGCGAAGATGACGTTGCAGTGGGCGGCGTCGGCGATCCGGTTTTTGAACCGGCTGGGTGTTACTCGCCTGGTGAAGTATAAGATTCAGTTGTTGACTGGCGAGGCGGTTAAGCGGGCGCGCCAGTTGGGTACGTTGATTAAGGCTTCCCTTGCTCTCGGTGTTGTGGGCGGGGCGTTCATGTCCGTTGTCCAGTCGGCGTTGAGCGGGATTAACAGCATCGTGGTGGCGGCGAAGCGGATTGCGCCGGCGATGGGTGCGGCTGTCGGCATTATGGCGTCGTTCGCGACCGGCGCCGGTGTCGCGGTCGTGGCGTTGAAGAAGGCGTCGGACGAGCTGAAGGAGCTTGAGGCTCCGTTGAAGGCGGTCCAGAAAGGGATTGAGGACGCGTTCTGGAAGTCGGCTAAGCCGGTCGTGTTGGAGAACGCGAAGAAGCTTATCGCTGGTCTGAATAAGGACGTGTACGCCCTGTCGGCGGGGATGGGCAGCGTGTTCGCGAACATCGCCAAGGGCGCGGGTTCGTCGATGGCGCAGTTCCAGACGGTGATCCAGAACGCGAAGCGCGGGTTCGACAACATGGGGCCTGGGTTGAACGCGTTGACTCAGGCGTTGGCGAACTTTATTGCGGCGGCGTCGTCGTTCTTCCCCCGGTTCGGGCAGTGGATAACGGACATCTCGAACAAGTTCTTGGCGTGGACCCAGCAGATGGGCCAGTCCGGGCTTGAGGATTGGATGAACCGGGGCTGGGCTGCGACGAAGACTCTAGCGGATATTCTCGGTAACACTGTCGGTATTTTCTGGCAGATTGTGAAGGCGGCGTCGGGCGGCGCGGCCGGCATGGAAGAGTTCAACCGCAAGCTGGAGGCGATGAAGCAAAAGCTCGCGACTCCCGAGATGCAGACCGGTTTGCGGGACATGTTCAACGGGGCGAAGCAGGGCCTCGATTTCATCCAGCAGGCGCTCGGGAATTTCGTCAACCAGCTTCCGCAGATGGGTGAGGCTATCGGCCGGGTGTTCTCCGCTGCGGGCCAGTTTATCGGCACGTTCGCGGACACGTTGGGGAAGGTGTTCTCCAACCCTGCGGTGCTTGAAGGCATCCAGCAGATCATCCTCGGGTTTGACGCCATGCTGCGGGCTGTGCAGCCTGTGGTGCAAATGCTCGCGGAGAAGCTTGGCGGCATCCTGGCGGACGTGGGCCGGGTGATGCAGCAGATGGCGCCGGATGTGCAGAAGCTCGCCGGGTATTTCGGCGAGTTCGCGGGCATCTCGTTCGACGCTATCGGCCAGTTGGTTCAGATTATTCTGCCTCCGCTGGTGGAGATCATGAACGAGTTGATGCCTGCGATCAACGAGATCACGAAGGCGATCCTGCCTCCCATGCTGGAGATTATCAAGCAGCTCATGCCGTTCATCAAATGGGTTGTGGACATTATCGTCCAGGAGCTGGTACCGATCCTTGCCGAGCTGATTCCTCGGATCGGTGCCGTGGTTGAGTCGCTGCTTCCTCCGCTGCTTGAGGTGTTGAAGAAGATTATTCCGCCGGTGATCGAGATGGTGAAGGACCTGATGCCGGCCGCGGTCTCGATCTTTGAGGCGTTGCAGCCCGTGTTGAAGGTCGTTATCGACATTCTGGGCGCGATCCTGCCGCCGATCATCAAGGCGTTTGCGGGCACGGTCAAGTTCCTTATCGGCGTGATCCAAACCTGTATTGATATCTTCAAGTGGCTGTGGGAAGTCGCTCAGGAAGTGTGGAACGCGATCTCGCGTTTCGTCGGCGCCGCCGTGGATGCTGTCGGGCGTGCCATCTCGAATGGGATGCACTGGATTTCCGGCGTGTGGTCGAACGCGTGGAATGGGATCAAGTCGTTCGTGAAGGGCTTGTGGGACGGGATCGTCGGGTTCTTCCGTGAGGGCGTCCGGATCATCGGGGATATTTTCAGCAAGATCGGGAAGGCGATCATGGCCCCGTTCAAGGCTGCGTTCAATGCGATCGCCCGGTTCTGGAACAATACGGTCGGCCGGTTGTCGTTCACTATCCCGGATTGGGTTCCTGGGATTGGCGGTGCGGGGTTCTCGATGCCGAAGATTCCGACGTTTGCCCGTGGCGGTATCGTGGATAAGGCTACCTTGGCTGTTATCGGTGAGGGCGGCGAGAACGAGGCTGTCATACCTTTGTCTAAGCTTCAGCCGATGATTGACAAGGGCGTGAATGCTGCCCTGGCTGAGACGGGGGGCGGGAGCACGGTCTACAATGTGAATATGACGCTTGACGCCCGCCAGTTGAAGAACCTTGATTCGCTTGATAGGTTCATTCGCCTGTTGCAGGTTAAGGCCCACATGTATGGAGGGGATATCTGATGGCTATCCAATGGGGCAATTGGGTTCAGGGGCACCGTATCCAGTCCCGGCTCGGCATCGACATCGTGGGCAACCTGACGGGCGGCATGCCTGTTAAGGCCGTGATCTATGTTCAAACCACCGGGTGGTTCTCGGACGCGTTCAACCATGTGCGGGTGACTGGCGCTCACCAGTTCGAGAACAAGAACTTCCGCATCGGCGCCGGCGGACCTGGCGTCGTCAAGATAACCGAGGTGGCGGCGAACTATCCTCCCCAGTTCGGCAAGTCGCAGGCGTTCGCCACCGGCGCGTCGATTACTGGGTTTATCGGCGGTGACTGCTCGGTTATCGCTAACTGGGTTGTCCCGGCGATCCAGTATTACACGCCTATCCCGGTGTCGGATGTGAAGGCGACGCGCACGTCGGACCGGATCATGCAGGTCACCTGGCAGAACAACGGCTCGTCGTTGCAGGATGCCCGCCCGTATTTGGGGATCGATATTTACCGGCGTACGGATGACGTGCAAAGGTATGTTGACACTATCGGCGGGGATCAGGTCGCGTGGACCGATACCGGTGTGGAGCCTGGGCACACGTACCAGTACGAGATTCGCGCGAAGAACAATGCGGGTGAGGCCGCGGGTGCGGTCTCGAACTATGCGTTCACTACCCCGCTGCCGCCGACCGGGGTCCACGCCTCCCGTTCTGGCGACGGGGCGACGATTATTGTCACGTGGGGCATTGACCGGATTGACCGGAACGCGAAGATCGTTATCGCCGATCAGAATGGGGCCGAGGTTCAATACCCGGCGGATGCTCGTCGGGTCGAGTTTGCCGTCGGGCAGATTGACAGGCCGCGCCAGTATGACGTGCGTGTCACGATTGGCGGCTTGGCGTCTCCGCGTGTGACGTCGAATCCGATTGTTGTGGCGTCGGCGCCGAATGCTCCGACGATTATTGCCCCGGATGGCGTGTATTTGCGGTCGAATCCTTCGTCTATCCGGTTTTCTTGGCAGCATAACCCTACGGATTATTCGGATCAGTCGAAGTATTTGATTGAGTTCACGCGGGGTGACACGTGGGAGCCGAAGGACGTTTGGAACGTTACCCAGGAGACCTCCGTGAACTATGTGTCCGTCGTTCAGTGGCCGGACGCTCAGAAGGCGGCTGGGCGTATCCAGTGGAGGCTGCGGACGTGGGGGTGGAAGAAGGGCGACGACTTCGCTTCTCCGTGGTCGTATGGGTCGTTTTACCTCGCCGATCCTCCGACGTTTGATATTGTGAATCCGTCTGCTGGGGCGACGGTCGATTCTGACGAGACCGAGCTCACCCTCGGTTCGTTTAGCGAGGCGGGGGCGTACAAGGTCGTCGTGGACCTTGTGGACGACAGCGGGCAGGATAAGCCGCACCGGATTGAAACGTCTATTGACGTTGGGACGAAAGACTCGTGGGTCTCTATCCCGTTGACCGGGTTGAAGAACGGCCGGCATTACACGGTGACGACGACTATAACGGGGCTTGTCGAGTCTGACCCGAAGACGGTGAAGTTTAATGTCGAGTATAAGATTCCGCCGGTCCCGGTTGTGAAGACCGAGTGGGACCCAGAATCGGGTATTGCTACGTTCAGGATCGACTACAATTACAAGGGCCCTGAGGATAAGCCGGTGAAGGCTGCGATCTTCAAGCTGATGGGCAGCAACTTCGCGAACCGGGTGAAGGTCGCGGACGGCACTCCTGATTCGCTGCCGATGTGGATTGACAGGTTCCCGAACGGGAACTCGGGTTCGAACCGGTATTGGTTTTGGGTGGAGTCTAAGCTGGGCAAGCGGGCGTGGGCGATCGTCGATTTGGACACGTCGAAGAACCCGCTGCGGTCTATCGTGTTCACGTCGAAGAATGACAATGCGGTTTTCCGGTGGAATCCTGAGGTGTCGAAGTCGATTGGTTCGGTGAACAAGGAGACCCACTATTTCGCGGGGCGGCGTCTGCCTGTCGCGTTTGTCGGCATCCAGGATTTTAAGACGGTGGATATCGGGTTTGACGTGTTGGAGGACGATAAGCGTGGCCTGGATTTGTTGACCCATATTGCTAGGGCGTCGGAGCAGTTCTTGTATCGTGACCCGTCGGGGGAGTACATGTGGTGTATGGTCCGCGAGTTTAAAACGTCCTACAGTCGGCAGGGGCGGATTTGGCATGTGACGTTGACTGCTACCGAAGTGGAGGCCCCTAACGATGGGACGTACTAAGATACCCGACCGCCTGTTGGAGAATTCGCGGCGAGAGTCGTTCCGTGTGGACGTTTTGCATGCGAAGTACGGTTCGTGGGTTCAAGAGTTGGACGAGGTGTCCGGTGGGACGATTACGGCTTCGGTGGACGCCCGGATCAAGGTGTCTGGCACTCTGTCGGTGAAGTCGAAGAATCCTCCCTCGTGGTATGGGGACAAGCTTTTGCGGGTGTCGGCGACTGTGAATGGCCAGTCGTGGGTGATGGGTACTTTTATCCCGTCTATTCCTTCCGTGAAATACGGTGACGGGAAGGATGAATACGATATTGAGTTGAACGACAAGTTGTTGTTTTTGGAGCAGGCGGCTACTGGCGGCGCTTTGGCCGAGGGGAAGGGGCGGAATATCGCCCAGGCGGTCTCTGCCCATATCCGCAAGCAGGCGGGAACGTTCTACGCCAACGTTCCCGATACGGGGAAGAAGCTTCACCGGAACCTCGTATGGGATGCTGGGACCCCGTATTTGACGGTTATAAACGACATGCTCGACTACATGGGGTATTTCTCGCTTTCCTGTGATCCTTTCGGGAACTACTATGCGTTGCCGTATCAGACTCCGAAGGAGCGGCCTCTCAAGTACCGGTGGGAAGAGGGCGCGGAGTCGTTGTTCGAGCCGGAGATCACGTGGACACACGACATGTACAACGTCCCGAACAAGGTTGTTTACATTGTGCAGGCCGCTGGCAACAGCTCGGTAGGACAGAAGGCGCAATCGTTCTACGCCGAGGCTTCCAATAGGTCGAACGGCCCCTATTCGTATGATGCTCGCGGCCGGTGGATCACCGAAGTGAAAACTGACGTGGATGCCGACAGTAAGGCGACGTTGCAGAAGATGGTCGATCGTCGCCTGGCGCGGGCGTCGAATCCCGTTAAGAAGGTTGAGTTGAAGCATGCCCTGGTGCCGTTGGCGTTGAATGATGTGGTCTGGTTTAAGGCCCACGATTTGGCTCTTTATGCGACAGTGCGCAAGTTTGAGATAGACTTGACTCCTGGAAGTCTTATGTCGGTGACTTTGAGAGGGGCGAACCGGGATGACAACGAGTCTTGATGCTTTAGTGCCTAAGGGCGGGGAGGGGAAGAACCTTTCTTTTCGTTGGGGGACGGCCAAGGACAAGAGGGACGGGACGTACAGCGTCCATCTTGACTGGGATCAAGAGGGGAACGACATTCCCATTGAAGATACTATTGTCGATATCTGGAACGGCGCGGAGATTCTGTGCATGTTTTGGGGGACGAAGATGGTCGTGATCGGTCATCGTGGGGGTCAAAACGGGCTTGCGACCGGCTTTGAGGTTCCGATCGGGACGATTATCCCGTGGGCGGGCGGCGCTCAGGCGGGACCGTCTGAGCGGAATTTCAGTGGGAAGCCTCTGTGGATTAAGTGTGGCGGGCAGGCGCTTTTGGCCGAGAATTACCGAGACCTCTACAATGTGATAGGTTACGCTTACGGGAAGGGGACTTACCTGGGCAAGGAGGACGATCGGTGGTTCAGGGTCCCGGATTTGCGGGGGCGCGCGCCGTTCGCCCATGCTGGGGATTCGGGCCGGTCTAAGGTGTTCAACACGGTCGGGGCGTGGCGTGGAGGCGAGACGGTCAAACTTACTGTTGATAATCTTCCGCCGCATACTCACCCTCAGAATGTGTCCGTTGATTTCGGGTCCGGTCCGGCGAAGCGCCGAGACTACGTGGTCGATTCTCCCCCGGGGAAGGGACAGATATTCGAGCAGGGGATCGACACTGGCTCGACGGGTGGCGGGAAGGAATTCTGGATCGTCCCTCCGTCGGTGACTGTCGGCGGGTATTTCATTAAGGCGTTTTCGAGGACGGGTTGGTGACGTGTGACTTACAGGCTTGATTGGGCGTTGTGGCGTCCGCTCAAAAGGAATTTCACGGCCCGTGCGCGGCGCCGGACGGACGGCATCATCCTTCATGTCGCCGTGTCGGAGGCCGCTTCGCTGCACGGCTGGTTCTCGGACCCGAAGGCGTACGCTTCCTCGCACCTGTATGTGCGCCGGGACGGCACGGTTGAGCAATACATCGACCTTGACCACATCTCGTGGGCGTCGAAGGACGGCGACGCGCGCTGCGTCTCGGTGGAGACTCAAGGCGGGGCTCTGGGGGAGTGGACGGACGCGCAGTTGAAGTCCCTCGCCCGGATCGTGCGCGAGACCTCGCGGCACTACGGGTACCCGTTGCGGGTGATGGGATCGTCCCGTGGCGAGCGGGGGGTAGGCTACCATCTGCTCGGCGTGCCTGCGACGAAGGCCCAGAAGGCGGCCGGGGTTTCGCAGACTGGCGGCGAGCTGTGGTCCGGCGCCGTGGGGAAGATTTGCCCAGGTCCTGACCGGGTGAAACAAATGGGTAAAGTCGTGGCCCTTGCTGGGGGCCGGGAAGGAGAAGACGAGTTGACTCCAGAGCAGGCGAAGCAGCTATCTACGCTTGTCGAGCAGGTGTCGGTCCTTGTGGACGCGGTTGGGAAGCTGCGTGCGTGGGCTGACCTTGAGGCGTGGTCGCTGAATCATAGTGAGCTCCCGACGCTGGCGGGTCTTGAGAAGGCCCGCGCACGCACGGAAGAAGCACTGGATCGTATCGAGAAGCAGTTGACGGGCGTGGCGGAGCGTCTGGATCGTTTGGAGAAGGCAGGCGGGAATGGCGCGTAACGCGGCGTCGGCGATCGCGTGGGCGCGCGGCCAGCTCGGGTCCAGGGCGTGGGGCGGGCGCTGTGAGGCGTTCACCCGGACAGCTCTTGGGTTCCCGGGGCAGTATCCGTCGGCTAACGCCGCGTGGGCGGCGGCCGGGGAGAAGCATCCGGGGGATTTCAATCCGCCGGCCGGCGTGCCCGTGTTTTGGGCGCTGACGGGTCCGAACGCCCCGTACGGGCATGTGGCGTTGTCGATCGGCGGCGGGAAGGCTATCTCGTCGTCGAACGAGGCGGGGCATGCTGTCGTGTCGGTGATATCGATCCGGGGGTTCACTGACGCGTACGCCATTTACCGTGGGTGGGCCGGCGTCTACCATGGGGTGAGGCTTGACCAGGGCGGCACGGTCCAGGTCGGGGGCGGAAACAATGGCGGCGGGAAACATTCTGCCGCTGCGGCACAAGTACAGGAAGAGGAAGACATGACTCCTGAACAGGAGAAGAAACTGAACCGCACGGTTGAGGGCGTGGATCAGGCGTTGCGTGCACTGACCCAGGTGAACAACCGGGTGTATTCGATTGAGCAGAAGGTCAACCATTCGTTTGAAGCGGATGACCAGTCGCTCACGTCGATAGGGAATGTCGGCGGGCGTATCTATCAGATCGAGCAGAAGGTCAACCATCTTGTGGAGGCGGTGGACCACATGCTGCAGGCGCTCACTCAGGTCAATGAGCGGGCGTACGGTGCCTACGCGCAGTCGAAGGCAGCCATGGACTCCTTGGCAGAGGTTGCTAAGGCTCTTGGAGAAAGGAAATAGTCTATGACTATTGAACAGTTTACGGTTCCGGCTCTTGCCGGGGCTCTGGCCCCATTCGTTATCGCAATCGCGAATCGTGTCGGCTGGAGCGCGAAGACGAAGACGGCCGTGGCCGGCGTGTTCTATGTGCTGGTCACGGCAGGCGTGCTGTTTGCGCAGTCCTACCCTGACAAGTGGCAGGCTATCGCCGGCGTGCTTCTGACGGTTGCGATCGCTGGGCAGACGGCATTCTCGGCCCTGAAGCCGTCCGGGATTCTTGACGGGATCGAGCGGGCGATCAACCCGGGGCGGAAGCCTGCTGGGCTGGAGCCGGCGGAGTAAGGGGGCTGGAGGCTCGGTGACTTTCTGGGAAAAACTGTTGTCCAACCCGGACTTCCACGCGTCGGTTATTTCTGCGCTGCTTGGGTTGTTGACGTTGGGCGGTATCCGGTTGAACCGGAGAGTCACCGAGCTGAAAGCTGTGCATGAGGAGACGAAGAGTGGGGTGGAGCGTGCGGCGTCGGCTGCTGAGGCGGCGTCGGTGCAGGTGAATAACACGCATGATACGAATCTTCGGGATGACCTGGATGATGTGCGTGACGCCCTGTCGCGTGTCGAGTTTAGTATCGATGAGTCGGAGGCTCGGGCGCAGGAGTGGCGGTCTGAGCATGGGGCGGCGCATGAGAAGGAGCGTGAGGCTCGGGAGCGTGTGGAGGCCCGTGCGGATGCGCAGATGGACATGTTGAGGCGTGACGTTCAGGATTTGTCTGGGCGTGTGGATGCGTTGCGGGAGGCGTCGGTTACTGAGCATGAGAGGCTGCATGCTAGGATTAATAATCTGAAAAAGTCTAAGCTTTTGTGATAGTGTCGTGTGTGCGATGCTCCTTTCGGGGTGTGTTGTGTGCGCGAATACGAGAGGCCCCCGCCGGGTTTTGACTCCCTGCCTGGCGGGGGCTTCCTCGTGTCTTAGTGGGCGTTCCCGTTGAAGCAGGTCCCGTATTGTCTTTCGAGGTTCCGGGTTTCTTGCGCGGCTTCGGTGGGTCCTGTTTCGACGGTGAAGGTGTCCCCGTCGTATTCGATGAACAGTATCTCCGCGTCGCCAGCCGCGGCCTTGAGGACTTGGAGGGTTTCTATAGCCTTGGAGATGAGCATTCTTCTTCCTCTCGTTGGCTAGTTGTAGATGCCGATCCCGTAGACGCCGGTTTCTTCGCCGTCCCTGTAGGTGATGGGTTCGACGGCGTTTTCTTGGAGTTCTTGCAGGAAGGTTCCGTCTTCGTCGTCCCGTCCGAAGGTGAAGACGGGTTTGTCTCCGTGTTTCTCTTGGAGTTGTTCGAGTTTATGGATGAGCTCGGACACTCGCATGGTTTCTCCTTAGTCTTCGTAGATGGGGTTGTGGTTGTTGAGGTATTCGTAGGCGAGGCCGCGTCTGGCGAGCCATGAGCCGCCTTCCCTGGCGAGGAGAACGGTTGTGACTTCGCCGTCGTCGTCGATGTGTTCGGCTTCAACGAGGAACACATAGGAGACTGCGCACCGGCCGGGGTTGTTCCGGGATGCGATCATGTCGGCGAATTCTTTCCCGGTCGGGATCTCGTCGCTCATTTGTTGTCTCCTTACTTGATCCAGCCGGGGTGTTGCTCGGCTGGGCGCTTGGTGGATGGTTTGGGTTTGCGGGGCGTGTGTCCGCCGTCTCTGCCGGTCCGGGCCATGTGGCAGGTTTGGCAGAGTGCCCTCAGGTTGAGGCTGGAGTGGTCTCCTCCGCGTTTGATGTGGTCCACGTGGGTGGCTTTCTTCCCGCATAGGACGCACGTGTGGTTGTCGCGTTCGAGGACGCGGCGCCGCAGGGCCGCCCAGTTCGGGGGGAGTTCTTTGCGGCGCCGTGACTCTTTGGCCCATGCCATTAGCGGCGTCTCCCGGTGAGGGCGTGGAAGAGTGCTTTCTGCCGTGCCGTGTTGAGGGCGAGGCTGTCGTTGTCTTCGCCGGCGGGCAGGGTGTATTCGCGCCCGTTGATCCGTGCCCGGCCGTTGTTGGGGTAGTGGTCGAATATGGGTTTGAAGTGCGCCCAGATTCTTGGGTTGCGGAGGATTTGCAGGCTGATGGTCTCGGTTGGGACGTAGGTTTGCGTCTCCCCGATTTTGGCGAGGCGTGATTCGCTGACCTTGTTGTTGAAGAGTTCGATGGCCAGGATGCACGACATGGAGTCTAGCCACCAGTCCGTGTCGTCAAAGTCTTCCGCCCATGCGTGGTCGTTGATACGGATGACGTAGAGGCCGTCCTCGTTGCGTACCGCAGTGTCTTTGATTATGTCTTGTGTTTCGGGCCAGGTGGGCAGGTAGCTTTCCGGGAACTGGTGGCGTTTCCCGTTGATAGTCATGTCGATGGTGTTCATTCTCCGATGTTCCTTCCGTAAGCGTATTTGTACCATTGGGTTGCGGCGGAGATGTTTGCCTCTCCCCCTTTGATTAGTCCCTTGAGGATTTCTTTGGGGACGGCGACGAGCTCTTCTACGTCTAGGATGCAGATGCTCCCATCTCTCAGGTGGATGCCTTTAATGTGCGGCATGTTGACGTTGGATTCGTTGGGCGGTGCGAGAATGAACTGAACCGGGTCATCCAGCGTGTACACTCCTTCACGTATCTTGGCATCACCGGCGCAGATCGCGCGCGGGATGTCGTTGGCTGGGATGCCTTCTGTTTCCGCGAATTTGATCGCGTAGGTTTCCCCTAGCTGGAATCTGTTTTGGGCGGCTTCTCTCTGGTCAGTTTCTAATGGGCTGTTTTCTCTGAAGAGGCTTTCCCAGGTGCGCAAGCCGGTGCCGGGCATGTTTGCCACACGTTTCCACATGTGGCCTTCTAGTGCCCATGGGCGCATGTTCTGGTCCCACACCATCGCGTGTTCCTTGCTCGGGGCGGGGCATTCGTAGCGTGTCATGTGAGTTCTTTCCTTTCGTATGGGTTGGTTGGCCCGTTGTAGGTTGTGCCGTTGCAGTCATACCAGCGGGTTCCGTCCACGGTCTGGACGGGGACTGTCCACGGCTGGGTCTCGTAGGCTGAGACGATGTATCCGGTTTCGCGGGCCTGTTGCGGGTGGGTGTGTACCCACTGGTGGCAGGTGCGGCAGAGTAGTATGCCGTTGCATCGACAGTCGGTGTGGGCGGAGTGGATGCCGCGCCGCCTGCGGTGGTGGTGGTCTGTGCCGGCTCTCCCGCAGCGTTGGCAGCGCCAGGCGTCGCGGGAGAGCACGGCTTCCTTGATCCAACTAGCCATTGAACTTTGACATGTCAAGCAGTTTCCAGTTAATTTGTCTGTCGCTGTTGAGCCGGTCTTCCACACCCTTCCGGTAGTCGGCGGAGCAGCGGGACAGGAGCCCCGAGACGTACGAGACAGGCAGGGCGATAACGGGCTCTGCCGAGATTAGGGTCCAGTCGTCTTGCATAGTGCTTATCCTGATCGTCCTGGCGGATTCCAAGGCGACGAGGACGTTGGAGGCTGTTGCGTAGGCCAGGGCGCGGATTGGGGTTTCTGCGCCTTGCTGGAGGGCTTCTATCCAGTAGAGGCCGCCGGGGAGTATGTCGTTCCAGGCGGAGCTTTTAGGGGCCTTGTCGGTGAACGGCCCGTAGGCGGCGACTGCTTCCTTCCATGGCAGGGCGTCGCACGGGGTTTCGTCGTCCCTGTGCCATTCTTCCGGCCACTCTTCGGAGGGGACCCATTTGGTTCCGTCGGCCTCGTAGACGGGGCCTTCCGGCTCTGGCGGGTAGTGGACTTCGTAAAGCATAAGTTTATCCTTTCGGTTTGTGTGCGTACCCCTAAACAGTACCCCCCCCGGCTGCGGCGTGTCCGCGTCGGGGGGGTGTGTCGCGCGGTTAGAGCAGGAGGAACGTGTTCCCGTCCCGCGCCTTCACGAGATGCGGCACGGGGTCGCCGGTCCCGTCGTCGAGCGGGGTCTTGACCGGCACGTCCCCGTACTTTTCCTTGGCCGCCTCTAGGTCGGCGATCAGTTTCGAAATGAGCATCCAGGGTGTCCTTTCTCGTAGCGTTCAATGTAGGATCTGGACCTGACGTCCCCGAACGGGCGGGGCGCGTCTCGTTTGGCCCATTCGTACAGGTCGGCGCCGTCCTCAGGGTAGATGTCCAGTCCCCGTAGATGCCACAGGAACCGGGCGCACGGGCTGCACCGGTATTCGGTTGTGACCGTGGCTTCCTCGTGGTTGAGGACGGGGACTTCGACGGCGTGTTTCCCGGCGACGCTGGCCCCGCACCAGGCGCACCAGCCGGTCGTCCGGTAGGCGTCGATGCCTTCGTATTGGACTCTTGCTTTGCCGGGAAAGATGTTCATGCCTGTTGCCCGTCTTTCGTGTCGGTGAGCGGCCCGCACTGTTGGAGCATGGACCAGTACGAGTATTCCCAGGTGCCGCCGGGGCCTCTTGTTCTCCACCGGTCGTCGCGGATTTTCTCGAACTTGTTCCCGTCCTGGTCCCAGAGTGGGCCGTCGGGTTCTTCCGGGAAGGTGATGTCGTAGATCACTTGCGTCCCTCGTCTTCGCCGCGTATGCGGGTCAGGGCTTCGAGCAGTTGTCCGCGGATCACGTCGATGGACGTGTAGACGCGCTCCATGTCGCTGGTCTTCTGAGAGTCTCGGGCGGACAGTTCGGTCAACAGGTGGACGGCCTCGTGGAATTCTGGGATGCCGGCCTTGTCGGCGGCCTTCCTGAGCCGCAGAAGCGTGGGCATCGGGATCATTCCCCGTCCTCCTTCGGGGCTAGAGGGACTATGACGGGCGTGCCGGGCGCGCCCTTGTACATGGGAGGACCGCTGGGGAACCTTACCTGGTCGCAGTCCAGGTCGGTGAAGAGCGCGGACTTGCCGGCTTTAAGGAAGACGCCGGGGGACAGTAGCGTGCCTGCCTCTGCGACGCATGCTAGGACTGGCTGGCCGTCTTCCAGATTGTCCCAGGCGGAAAGCGGGTTCTCGGAGAAGAACCGGGTGAAGTGGAACGTGTTGAACAGTTCCTCCCAGTCAAACCAGCCCATCCTCGTGTAGGAGTCGTGCGGCGGCAGGACCGCACCCCAATGGTTGGTGTCGGAGGGCTCCGGGTAGGGGTCGCTGAACGCCCACAGGTCCTTTCCGCCGGCGCTGCATATCCTGTCGAGTTCGCGTCCGTCGAGCGTCCACACTTTTTTAACCTTGAGTGGCGGCTCGTGGTCTTCACTGTAGATTTCCATTATTGTTCGCCTTTCATCTGCATGTAGCAGTCGTAATGGTAGATGCCGTGGCCCTCGCATGAGGAGGTCCACGAGAGGGTTATCGGGCACCCGCAGCCCGCACACCGGGTGCAGGCCGGGAGGCCCCACACGGGTTCGATCATCAGAACGGGTAGTCGTTCGCGGTCGGCGGGGCCTGAGTGGCAGCATACGCCAGACGGGGGTTCCGGTCGGTCAGACTCGCCGCGATCCACTCGGCGGCCATCACCCCGAACGGCTGGGCTGGTATCCACCGGACGTACGCGTCCGGCACCCTGACGTGTTCGCCGCACACTTCCAGCAGCCAGCCCGACCCGCGAGGGGTCTCCACGAGGTTGGCTTTCACGTCGTCCTCGATGGCGGCGCCGATCCTGCGGACCGGGAGTTTCTCGGTCACGCCCATCGTGGCCTCCACGGCCACCGAGTATTCTTTGCCGCCGCACGTGAACGTCACGGTCCGGCCCGGCCCCGCCAGGTCGGGTATCTGCCTGTCAGAACGGGGGAGCATCATGCCCCCCTTGGCTGGCCCACGGGTCGTACTGGTCAGCCTGCGAGCTGGGCGTCCCGTATCCGCCGCCAAGCGGCGAACTCTGCCGCGACGTCGATGGCGTCGTCGTCTTCTCCACGGTCGCCCTCGCATACCTCAGGGACGGGCCGATCTCGTCCACCGCCAGATTGATCGACGTCCGCTGCTGCCCCTCGTGCTCGTAGCTGCGTACCGACAGGCGTCCGGTCACCACTACCCGGTGCCCCTTCGCCAACGTCTCGGCGACGTTCTCCCCCATCTGCTTCCACACGTCGCAGCGGACGAACATCGTCTCCCCGTCCTCCCACTGCTGCGTCGCCTGATTGTGTTTGCGCGGCGTCGAGGCCAGCGTGAACGAGCACACGGGCGTCCCGCTGCTGACGTACCTCAACTCCGGGTCCGCGGTCAGATTCCCAACCAGCGTGACGACTGGTTCTCCAGCCATAGGGTTCTCCTTTCGGTTTCGGCTTCATACCGTACTTGGCACGAATCGCCTCTATCATAGGACGCAAAGCCAGGAACTCGGCGGTCGGAGGAACCGCCCCAGCCGTCTGGTCCTCCAGGCGGTCCGACCACTCCCTGCGCCTGGCTTGACGGTCGGCCTCCGCAGCCTCCAAGTCGAGCTTGAGAGCTTCGGCTTTCCTCTCCGCGTCCAGTTTGTCAAGGTGTTTCATCTCCAACAGTTCCGCGAAATGCAGGTCCCAGCATTGGACGAGGGTACCCTCACGGAGATGTTTGGCGACGAAAGCCTTGCCAATTGATTCTACGTCCAGCCCCCACGCTTCGGCGAAAGCGACATGCCGAGGGCTCGGAGTGAACGTGGGAGGGATCGTGGTCGGCTTGCCGTCGTCCGCCCACCTCTTCGGCACACCCTGCATCCAATTCCAGGACGGCTTTCTGGGGCACTTCGGGACGTCCGGGCTAGGCGACGGTACAGGCAAGCCCTCAACGCCGCTCACAGACCCCTTAGCTGGCTTCTCAGAGGGGGATGCGCCAGACCCGTACACGTGCTTCGGAGCAGGAAGCGGCACCCTGTCGCCCCACGCTCCACCAGCAGGCGTACGCACAGGCTCCGCCGGGCACGGAGAAGAAGCCCCAACCGCCGCCGCTGCAGGAACAGGCACCCCGCCCTCGCTCACTTCCTCCCTGCCGCCGCGAAGCGGCGCCCCAGCCACAGGCGAAGGCGACTCTTCACGCTCAGGTTTTGGATTCAGATTTTCAGTTGTTTCAGCCTCGCGCGCGTTACGTACGTAAGGACAACTATTAAAGTCTTGTAAAGGTCTAGTTAGTTGGTTCTTGTTACTGGTTCTCTCAGACACTACCCTAGTGTCTGAGAGAACATAGCCTCTCAAGGACTCTGCCACCCAATATCCATTCGAAGTCAGGCTCCCCTTCTCCGAAACCCGGCGGGTCTTACGAACCAGACCCTCATCCTCCAGCTTCTTCATAGCCCGGACGACTGTGCTCCTTGACACCTCCATGTCATCGGCAAGAGTCTGGAAAGACGGCCAGCACATCCCCCGCGCATCCGTATACGTGCGGAGAATGGTAAACAAAAGCTTCGGGTATGCCCCCAGCCTCGCCTTACGGAGATCATTGTCAATCCGCGTCCAGCCGTTGGGAAATACTGCCTGCGAATCAGCCGCAGGCGCGTTTCCCTGTTGGAAGCAATCTTCTGATATACTCATAAGTGCCTTTCTATAGGTGGTTTTAAATTGAAGGCCCCGGCTCGTCCGGGGCCTTCAACGTTTATACCAGAAAAACTAATGCGCGAGTTGGGTCCAGACGCCAAACTGAGCAATCCCATACCTGCACACGTCGGTCCCGCCGTCGTCGTTGCGGCTTTCCCGCTTGTATATAACCATGTCGTCGGCAAGCCACTTCAAAGCCTTAGAAACCGTAGCCCTAGACAAGCCCGTATACTCCGCAATCTCGCCTTGAGAAAGCGGCACACGCCGCTCGATCCCGCCCACACTAGCATGCAGGAACGCTAACACAAGCTTGACCGAGGGCGGCGCGTCAAGCATCGCCCACCCCTGCCTCAAACTAAAAGCCGAGTATCGCGCATCCCACGGCGCGTCGGGGACCTCCCCTACATATCTCGGTTCCTCCCCTTCGTCAGGGAAGCAAAACTCAAAACTGAAACCCTCATCGCCATAGATCTCGTCGAGGCCAATAATGTGGAGAACGTTAAGCTCCATAAGCGCACGCTTAAGCTCTCGCGTCGTGCACCCAACACGCGCCCGGACCTCGCCCAAAGAAAACGATTCTTCGCCGTTCTCCTGGATGGTCTGCACAAGCGCAGCGTAAACAGCCTTCGCGGTATCCGTTAACGGCGTCCCGTCAAACACGTCGTCTAATTGGCCGGCGCTTCCTGGTATGCTGAACATGCAATCTCCCTTTCGGTTAAAAGGTCGCCGCCCCCAGACCTAAAATGGGGGCACACCCATTTCTACACCACACACCACCCACACCATGCACGCGAGCGGCACCGGCGTGTACACTAGAAGACGAGTTCACCTTTCACAAACGGGGAGCGGCAACCTCACCTCCAAGGCTGCCGCTCCCCGACTCAATATTCGGCTACACTAGACCCGTGGAAACATCCACACGGAATTGGCGCTACCGCGAGGCCCCAGGCTGCGAACAGAAGTAACAGCCCGGGGCCTCGCCCTCACTCAGCCAACACGTACTCCGACGGCAACTGCCTGCCCGACAGCACATCGAAACGCTCCCGAACCAGAACACGCCCATCCTCCCGCAACCGGGCCAGGACACGCCGCACCGTCCGCTTCGACAAACCAGACTTCACAGCAATCCACGTTGCCGACTGCGGCTGACCCCCGGCCTCAAGCGAACACAAAGCCACAGCCACCAGCCGTTCCGACGACGACGCCCCGCTAGGAGACAACGCCCACGCCGGCAGCCGGACCGCATTCACAACCTCACCACTACCATTCACGATAGCAAGAGCATGCCCAAGGTTGATCATGTGAACTCCCCCAACCCGGCCCGGACAAGAAACGCATGACACGCCTTCGCAACCCCGACAGGCAAACTCGGGTCCACCCCATCCTTCCAATCGAGAACGGCCCGACACAACTCCACAATGTCCTCCCGGCCCATCACACCGTCGTCGTCGCCGTCCCAGCAGTTCTCCCACCAGAACCTAGACAACACCTCACAATCGGGACACTCACGCCAATTGCAGAAGCCGGCACCGGGACGCAAACACTTCGCATAGAAGTAGCTTGTCCCCCTCGGGATGCGCCGCCCACACAAGTCGCAAGCAACCCTGCCGCGCGAGACACGCCGCCCGCTCTTCAACTCAACGTGCATGGCTTTCTCCTTTCACCAGCACTTCGGGCACGCCTTCCTTGCTCACCTGAAGCTCCCCACCCTCCGGCCGAAAGCGCCCACAGCTAACCGATGCGAATACGTAAACGCCCGGTAAACCGTCGGCGACACTTCAGCAACAACCGCGGCGGCAAAACGCTCAAGCTCACGTGCCGACGGCACGGCGCCGTCCTGCGCATCCTTATAGTCCTGGACGAACGCCTCACACCGGGCGCACGTTTCCATCTTGATGCGGGAAGCGGGAAGCCTGCATCCGCAATACTTGCAAGGCGGGTTCACTTCGAATCCTCCCTCTGTTCTTGCTTCTCCCCAGTGATCTGCTCAAACAAGGACGCCTGGTCAAACGGATTCTGAGTCAGATTCCCGTCCTCATCCGAATAGAACAACGACGTCTCACGATTAAACTCAGGCTTGCGCAGCTTAATCTCATCCCGGACCGCGACAGCAGTCCCGTACTCGTTAGCCGGCTTCACCTTCAACACGTAAGTCAACGTCCCCTGCTTGCCCGTCGCGGCAACAGCTTTCGCCAACTCGCGAAGATTGTCCGTCAACTCCCCATGCGAGGCGCCGTCCGACATCTTCAACAACACGTCCACAAACTCAGGATGCGCCTTGTCGAACACCTCCCCCGTCTCAGGGTTAACATACTCGGCCATGTCTAGTCTCCTTCCATATCGGGCCGCTCCCCAGACAACAAAGCGGCAAAATCGGCAAGACGCATCGTCACGTACTGCTCACCCGCATCCGCCCGACCATGCCTCTTATGGACAACCACACCCACAAGGGCGTCGTCGTTCCCTCTCTCGATCTCAGCCTCGCCCACCCACTCAGACAAGCAAGACCGAGACGTGTTCTTACACTCGGCCACGATACGGCCGTGCACTGTACGCAGGCCGCCGATATCCCCCCGGTCTTTCGCCCCCGTCTTCGGACGCCGATCAATCCGATCGTCCACATGGTCTCGCAGATAGTCGGCCACAAGCCTCTCGAACGAAGCCCCGGCCTTCTTAGCCGATCGACGATTCCGTGACATAACGCGGCACTCCTTTCCGATTCACGACATGCGGGCTGTCCCCGCACTCAGGGCAGGCAAGCGAATAGAAAAACGGGTTAGCCAACCGGACAGTTTCAACCCTGCCCAGGAGCCCTTCCCACCCGCACTCCCAGCAGATAAGCTTCACTTTCCTCGACGGCTTTGGCAGGCGCCGAGCCCGCACCCTCACACCCTTACGAGACAAGAGATGAAACACGGCGTCGCAATTCCAGCACCCCAGCCGAGCCGGGCTTCTGGGAACATTGCGGAAGAGCGCCGATTCCCGCCCGCAGAACGGGCAGCGAATCGGCTGGTCGCTTGCCCACGGCCAGTCGCGAGTTTCAAGGTCCCAACGCCGAGAAACAATCTTGTTCTTGCCAGAGAGCGAGGGATCGTACCATCCTTCCTCCCGGCGGAAACTGATAATGCCAGACGGGAGCCGGAGCCTTTTAACAACTAAGCGTCCCATCACTTAACCTCCTTAACCGACGCGGCCACACGAGCCAGGACCCGCACCGCGCGCTCGGCCTGCTGCGGAACAACCCCGTTGCCGAGCATGGTCAACTGTTGGGCACGCGACAAACCAAGCCCCGGGTCGGTCACCCAGCCGTCAGGGAGGCCCATCATCCACTCAACAAACCGGACCGACAAACGCCCGTCGTCCTCGATCGGGTCCGGCGCCTCACGAAACACGCCCTCCCACCTGGCGATCCCGCGAATATAGGGCATGAGCCCACACCTGCCGGCCTGAACAATGTCATAGAACGAGCCAGACCCGCTGTAGGCAGGAGACTTACGGCCATCCATCTGCGACTCCGTAGGAGTAGGAAGCAGCCTCACGCCTTCTCCACCACATCCTTCAGCGTCACCGAATGGCCGCCCTCCCTGCGCCTCGCCGGATGCTCCGAGCCACCGCACGTGCCAAGGCTTGCGGTCGGCGTCGGCAGCAACGACAAAGAGTCTCGCCCGCCGGTGCGGGGCTCCAACATCTGAAGCTCGAACAACACCCCACCACGCGTCATACCCAACGTTGGCAAGGTCTCCGAGAACACGTCCAAGTGCTCGGAGAACAGGCCCATCACGCCCGTCTCCCACACATCCCGTTCCCGGTTCCATGAGGCTAAACGCCTCCGCCGACAGTGCCCCATTCACGTTCTCCCAAACCACTAGATGCGGGCGCAGCTTCTCCACACCCCTGATCATCGCTTCCCACAAGCCCGAGCGTGTGCCCGGTTTCATTCCTTTGCGGCCGCCGGCGAGCGACAAGTCCTGACAGGGCGACCCGCCGGCGAGCACATCCACGGGCTCTACGTTGTTCCAGTCGATTGCGGTTACGTCCCCAAGATTCGCCGGGAACCGGCCCGACTTGGAGATGAGCTTGGATGGCCCGGCCGCGACGTCCGAGCACCACGCTTCACGGCAGGTTCCGCCGAGCGCCGCCTTCACTCCCATGTCCAGGCCGCCATAGCCTGTGAACAGGGAGCCCAATGTCCACTCGCTCACGCTGCCGCCGCCTTCCTGCGCGCCGCACGCTGCTTCGGAGTCTCCCCGCCAAGCACGCCAAACAAATGCCGCCAATCCAGAGTGCCTGCCTCGACGGCGTCCCCGTACTCGACGCATTCCTCCCGCACGGGGCAATCAGCGCACAACGCCAACGCCGGCCCGGCAGCCTGCATCGTGTCCGGGAAGAACAGTTCCACGTCCGTCTGCGCACACGTGGCCTGCTCCTGCCAGTTCTCCTTCGAGAGAAGATTGTAGAGACTGATCATTTGAGTTCACCTTTCAGATAGTTAGTTGAGTTTCTGTCGTGCACGCCTCCGCGCACGCACGGTCGGGGTTTCCCCGCCCCACACCCCGAACAAGCCATATGGGGTGTTCTTCCCCTGCTCGAACTCTTCCGCCAGCTCGCGGCACTCGGCCACGAACCAACAGCCAGCGCACACCGAAACAGCTTCGGCGTATGCCTGTTCGGAGTTCTTCTCTGGAAAGAACAGCTCGTCCAACCCCACACACGGCAGGGTCTCTTTCACGTTGGCCGGGAATCTCACGCGATCCCCTCATGAATTGGCAGCCCGTACAGCTCGGGGGCTTTGACCCGGACGGGAAACGTCACGACGACGCGCCGCTTCCTGTGCTCAACGAAGCCTTTCGCCCGTGAGCGGATAGGCTCAAGCCCGCGAGCTTGAGCATCCTTCAACGCCCGGTCTTTGGCTTCGCCGATCATTGTGGAGACGGTCATCCCGTCGTCCTCAATCGGGAAGGCCATCTTGAACGTGTCGAGCATGTTGTTCCTTTCGTGTTCGTGTATCCAGTATGGGCCAAAAAAGAGGGGGTGACAAATTGACACCCCCTCCGTTTTGGTGATGCGTGCCACTTGCTACTGGCGGTCCTCCGCCTTCGCCTGGAACGTGTCAATCGCCCTCTGCGCCTCGGCTCTGGTCAGCTGGTCAAGGCGATTCGTCCTCCGATTCGACACGGCAGACGCGATCACGTCCGGCTGGTACTCCCCCTCGAAAGCGTTCAGCCACTTATCAATGTCTTTCAACTGCGCAGGCGTCGCCGCATCCCCGCCAGGCTGGGGCTGCGCCGCACGCCCACCGCCGCCAGGCCCGCGCTCGGGAGTCTCATAGTCCGGGTCTTGGTCTTCCTCGGTTGGCACACACAACACCTGCGACAGGGCCGTACGCAACGCGTACGAGTACGCCTTCGTCGTCGCCTTATCGCTGTTGTCCAGTGCCTCCGAACACACCCGGACCGTCACCTGCTGGTCCGGGTCCGGCCCGCACGCAAACGTGTAAGCTACCGTCAACCGGCACTGCACCCACGTGCCCTTCCCAACAGGAACATGGTCATACTCTTTGTCCTGGATGGACGTCAGTACGACAATGCCGTGCTTGCGGAACTCGGGACCGGCCGCGTTCATGAGATCGTCAATACCCCTGAACGCATAGCCTTGGGCCTTGTTCCGTTTCGTCTTGCCGACGGCGCGTACACCATTCATGACCAGGCTCAACGCCTGGAAAATATTCAACCTATCATTGTCGCTCACGAGAGCCACCTTTCCCTCTTGGTCTCTTCCCACTGCGGGAAGCTAAACGTGTGAATACTGTCCGGGATTCCCGGATAGTTCCCTGACTCCAGGCAGCCTTTCCACTGCCATAGAAGTTTCGAGACAAGCTCGTCCGCCCGCTCCAACTGCACGTCGGACAAGGCGTGCACCGATGTTTGGAACGGCGCCGACTTCCCAACCGCGACGAACACGAACAGGGGAAGCTCGCCTGTCGTCGCGTGGATGCCCCGCAGATAGAACGCCGCCTGAATATCGTAGGCAAGCTGGGCCGCCGACCTCGAAAACTCTGACGGCCTAGCGTCCTGCGTCGTCTTCAAGTCAACGCACGCGAACGGGGACAGATAGTCCGGGCGGGCCTTACACCACACCCCGGTCTCGTCGTCCTGCCAGAAGATCGACTGCTCTGCCTTCCCTCCTTTCAGGAACCCGGACGCCAACGGCGACGCCTTCACGGACTCGGCCATGGCTTTGAACGTCTCAAGCTCGGAGGCTGACAGGAAGGGGACGCCGGCCTCTTCAAGCTCGGCTGCTTTCGCCTTCCCCGCCTTCGTCCGCATGTCCGGTTTAAGCTCAGGCATCGGCCCGCCCTCTAGCACGTGTGCATGGAAAAAGCGGCCGAACGCGAACGCGCTGTTATCGGCTGGATGGTCAAGGTTCCACTTCGCCGTCTCGGCGTCAGACTTAAACAGCGTCTTCAACGTCGTCGAAGACACCGCCCACCCGGCCCCGTGATAGTCCGTGTCCGGAACGCCGCCGAAGACACCGGACTTCTCCCGTTCAAGAACGCTCACTCGCCGCCCCCCTTCAGCTCTTCTTCCAGCATGGCCACGGACTGCATCGCGGCCATCCCGTCCGTGAAAGCCGTCGCGACAGCCAGCGCCTTCTGCATCTCGCACCCGGACCGCGCCAAGTCGTAAGCCACCTCAGTCTCCGTGCGTCGCAACGTCATCATGAGAAACGTGCGCAGCTGTTCCTCGGTGTAGTCTTTCGCCGCGACACTGCAGAACACAACTGCCTTCGCGAACGACGACGTGTAGGCGCAGAATATCCCCCACTGCTCGTCTGTCAGGTCGTACCTGTCGCGCACCAGTTCCTCGAACGGGTACTCGAACCCCGTGTCGTTGGTCATCGTATTATTCCCCCTTCCCGCCCCGGATTGGGGCGATAGTATAGGCGGGGCCTCGGTAGCCCCTGCACCCGCGCATACACTCGCACTTGCCTCACGAACTCGCGGATCGTTCTGCGGTAGTCCCGCCGCCCGGCGCCGCACTCGTCAAGATACCGGGCCAGGCGAAACACGGCGAGAGTCATGTTCCGGCTCAACACATGCCGCACACGCGCCCGAGGAACATCAGCCCGCCCCCGCAGCTCGTGAATGTCCCCCACCAGCGCGTCGTAGGCCTCGTCAAAAGTCCAGACAAGAGCCACCGTCACCGCCTCCTACGCTTCCGTCTCGGCGTGCGCCTCGGCCAATAAGACAAACGCGGCAAAGGCACATTACGGCCACCTTTCTGTTTAGTTTCGAAAGCATCCACGGCACCCACATACGCAAGCGCCAACAAACCGTCGAACAGCAGCGCCCCAATCAACGCCGCCGCATTGCGCGAGTCAAAAGCCCACGCCGTCAACACCGAACCCCCGAACAGGAACACGGCACCGACAAGCAGGCCGACAATTCGCTTAACCATTAGTGGCCCTCCTGTCGGCGACCCGTACGGTTTCCCTCGCGTACATTTTCGCGACGGACAACTTGCCCTTGGCGAAACCCGAACCAACAAGCCCGGTATCATACGCTTTCGTCACGAACTCATGCAGCACTGCCGCATACGTGTACAGGCCGAAGTGATAATCGTCGCTTTCCTGCTTCGCTATCTCGGACCAAGCCTCAAAAATTATCTCGGCCGTAGTCCATGTCTGCGCGTTCTCTAACACACGGCCCCGTGTCACGGGCTGCCAATCCCAATCTAAAGCAATGGAACGCATGAGAGACAAGGCCATACTGGCGGAACTCTCCAGGCGCTCTTTCAACACGGGATTGAGCAATTCTTTGTCGTTAAACATTAACCTTCCTTCCCTTTCAGAGCGCGAGGACGCGAACCAAGGCATCCTCGCCCTCCACCCAATCCGTGTGGGACTCAAACACCCGCTCGAAATACGGCGGAATGTCCTTGTAGACCTCTAGGTCCCCGAACTCGGACTTGGCCGCCTCAAGCTCGGCAATAAGGCCGCTGATCTTCATGAGGTTTCACCTTTCTTTGTTTGTTGTGCCGCAAGGGAGGTCAGATTGTCCGTCCCCCTTGATTCTAGCCCGAGGGACTGGCGGCCAGTCGATCTTCTCCACCTGCGAGTCGTCACCAACCGCCTGCCAATCATCCACCATCGGGATAAACGCCTGCTCCCACTCAGGGATGAGCTCAAGCCTCCCATTCCGATCCGGCACGTACCCGTCTGCCAGGTCGTGCGCCAGCATCCGCGCCCCAAGGGCGAAGAACAGGGAAGACTCCACCCCGGTCGGCGCCGAGTCAATCCTGGTTTCGTACTGGGGCCGGCGGCCAGTCCACCACACGGGGATAATCCCCATCTGCATCGCCACCTCGACACCGGCATTCGTCAACACCCCGTACACGGCGTGCATGACAACCTCGACCGGCAGGTCCGCCTCAATAAACCCCGCCCCCGGTGAGGCCACCCATACTCGCGCCGTGTCCTGCGCGAGCATAACCTGCCCATCGTCGCCATGCTCATACTCCACGGCGGCAACACACGAGGTCTTCCCGATCTCGCTCGCCTCCCGAGCGAACACCAAGAAACTATGCCCCCCGTCCGGCGAGTCAGGCCCATCCTGCTCCACGGTTATCGTCAGGTCACGCCGGGCTGTGAAACGCAACGCGTGCAGGCCCTCCCGCAGCAGGTCACAATCCTCCTGCGAAACCACGGCCTCAACCTGACCCCACACCGGTTCCGTACGGCTCCGCGTCTGCCGCGACGCCGCCACAAAAAACCTCTTATCCAAGATAATCCTCCTTCTCGCGGTAGGTACTGCTCACGAACTCGTAACCGTGCGCAAGCCCCCACCGGAAATACCAATCGACACTCCACCGGTCCCGGACGGCAGCGGCTTCCAACACCCGGCCGAGCTCCCAAAAAGGCTCCGCGCGCTCCGTCGTGCGCAACATCCAATGGTCCCAGCCAGACTGTTTTTTACAGACAGTAAATATTAACGTCCCGTCATCGTAGACAATAATGTTCCCGGAACAGTAGATAGCCTGGACGCCCCCGTTCACATCGCACAGCTTGACATTCCCGACAATCTGCCGAAGCAGAAGCCGCCGGTTCTCGCCCACAATCTCCCCGACCGGACGCGGCTCCGGGAGCGCATCATACCTCCAATCCACGGCGTCGCCGACGTTCCACGGGACCGCACGGTTCGGAATATGCCGCGCGCCATCGCCCACGCCCGGCCCATCCCACAGTAGAATGTGGGTCTCAAACCCGTGACCGTACGCGTCATCATAAGGAACCGCACGATCATACCCGTCCGGGTGCTCCAGCCACGCAACGATCCTCGCAAGATCAGCCTCAGACCGTGAGTGCACCTCCTTAATGGCGATACGCAACAGGCGGTCCCCGCTGCTTGACAGCATGAACAGATACGGGAGATAGAACGGGCCTACCTCGACCCACGCCTTACAGTCACAGGATGACCGGCCAAACCGCGGGAGCAGCTTGCCCATTAAGGATTCCGTAGCCTCAGCCACGGCGATCGCCTCGCCGTCAAGCTCGCCGGCGTCGCAGTCCATCCCGTCCCGCGACGCTTCCGCCACGGCAATCTCAAGCATGACCATCTCGATCACACCGTCCCATTCGACGGGCTCCCCGCGCAGCTTGAACACGATCTCCCCGTCTTCGGCGACCTCATCCGTCGCCACCAGACCAGACCGGGCGCACGCCTCCGCAAACACGGTATCGGACACGCCGTCAAGCAAGGAATCCTCGCAATGCGCATCGAAATGCTGCCGAAACTTTTCAACAGCTACATCGGTTTCCATTTCTAGTTTTCCTTTCAATCTGGGCCAGGCCCCTATGGTCTGACCGTCGTGCGAGGGGAGGGAATCGAACCCCCAACAATCCCGGCGCCAGCCGGCCCCCGCCGCCACTAAGCGACCACACACAATGGGCCTTGCCCGTCGCACGGGTTAGACGGCAACAAGTGCACATAGTCCATCACACACAGTAGGCCCCTCCCCTCACACGGGTCCGTCACCAACCGTTCAACACGCGGCGCCGGACCCGCCGCATCCGCCAACCCAACCGTAAACACGGCCACGGCGACGATCACCGCCCAAAACACGACGATCTCCCACGGCTTAAGGAACCGCCACGCGATAATCATTGCTCCAGCCTTTCGGTCTGGCCGCCCAACCCCATGCTGGACGGCATCGGCCCGCGCCTAGGGAACGATCCCAGGTACGCCACCCGCGGGCAACAATCTCACCTACCTATTCCACCCCCAAACCGTCGACGATCCCCAACAGGCCCGCCAACCCGAGCCCGAGCATCGCCACCGGCAACGGCGCTACGATCCCACACAGACCGGCAACGATCCCAATAAGCCCACAGTCCCGCTTCCACGGCACGAACCCGACAATCCCAGACCACGCCACCAACCCTGCTAAAGCCACCGTGAACCCCGCGACAAACACGCCCATCACTCGGCACTCCCCGCAGACTCAGGCGTATCCGGAGTCTCGGCCGAATCCGCAGACCACGGAGACCTCGGAAAAGCCGGCGTCACCCGCCGCCACGAATCCTCAATCTCACCCCACACCTTTTGAGCTGCCTTGATCGCCTCATCGCACGGTAAAAGCGGAGGCAAGTGGCCAATGCAACGATCCGAAGCCGAATCGTAAAGCAAGACGTGAGTCGCCTCTGCGCCACGCGCCCTCGAATACGGCACCGCCAAATCCCAAGAGAACGCCGGCTTCGCAACCGGGTCTTCCGACGTCGGCGCCGCCCAATACGGCACGTCCGGAAGGAACGTGGCCACACGGGCGAGCTCGGCGAGGTCGGCATCCTCAAGCGGAACCCGAATCTTCCCGTAATCGCCGTGCAGCCACACGGCCGGAGAATAAGGCGCCTCCGGTTCAATCTCTACCCGGAAGTCCTCACACGGCTCACACCCGAGCTCCGCGACGATCCCGCCGGCAAGCTCACACGCCGCCGAGCGCGCCTCCGCCCAAGCATCCGACGCCACCCTATCGGCATCCTCCGCTTCGCGGACGGCTTCCAACGCGGCCCATGCCGCCGGCTTCGGCAACGGACAAAACTCATCCGTCTGCCCGGCTTCCACGAACTGGCGATCCCGCAACCGCGCCTCCCGCGTGTCCAGGAACTCCACCGGGTAACACCCCGGAATAGGACCAATGAAATCAAAACATTCAGTATTCGAGACCATTTGTCTCATCCTTTCTAATCTGGGCACGATCCCGAATGGACCACGCCATCGCCCGCCGCCGAGGAATCGAACCCCGACCATGCACCATGCGGCGGAACCATTATCAAGACCAGCTATCCACTTCCTCCCTCCACTCCGCGAGCCGATAGCGGACCTCCCAAGCTTTCATGCGAGGCAGAGACTTCTCAAACACGTCAACGAAATTGATCCTGCCGCCCATATTCTTCGGGTAACCGTCCCTCACGATGAGGGCGATCCCAGCCCGATGGTCAAGCCGGCCATCCGGGTCCGTCCCCGCATCCACGTGTAGATGGTACGGAGAGGCTGTGAGTTCTTGACTCCGCTTCCCTTGGAAAGAATACTTCCCTTCGGCCGCGAACCTTGCCTCCGGGAAAACTTCCCGGATAAGCGCCCACACCTGACCAGGCGTCATGATTGGGGTTTCATCTGCAATTTTACGGGAGGCCATTTGCCTACCCCTTTCTAGTCTGGGCCAAACCCTCATGGTCTGGCCTTCGCCTGCCGGGAGGGGAACGATCCCTCCTACGCCAACCGGCAGCAGTCCCGTCAGGACCAACGCTCAGCGACGGCTTTCACCTCCCCAAGCCACGCATGGAACTCTTCTAGAGAAACCTCAGCCAGATCAATCGGCCCGGGCACATCGATCGCATACCCCATCTTGACTACGACCCATGCACGATCCCCCGGCGTAAAGCCACACCCCGGCGCCTGGAATTTGACCCTCACAGCGAGCGGAGACTCAAACCCGGGACGACTACCCGGCAGCCAACGGGTCTCCATCTCATCCACATACCGTCCCTCCCAAAGCTTAACCCCGAGACCGCGCATTACCTCATGCCCGAGATAGTCACGAATGCTTGCGTAGATAGAAGCCTTGTTATCCATTTGGGGTACCCCCTATGCATCTGGGACTGAGACCCGCGTCCGCCCGGCTGGCGTCCCGTCCGGCTCCCCGTCCGATAGCTCTAGCCTACACGCCCCCCCGGCCACACTGTCAACCCCAAACCCCAAACTCCACCAAAGAGACCCTCGTCACACACACGCATGTTCGACACGCAAACCCCCACACACCAACCCAAACCAGGCAACCCCCACACACAACCCACACGCGACACGCCCAACACGACACGCCGAACGAAGGAGGGGAAGGAGAGGGAGGGGACCACGACCACGACCACCACGACACCCAACACACACGCACACACAAACACACAAACACCCACATACACACAAATGGCAGCTGTATACTATTAAAGATTTGCAGAGAATACAAAGTCAAAATATCAGTAGCCACTGAGAGCTTTAACTG